ATTTGTGCGTATTGTACAGGAATATTTGCATTTAAGTAAGCCATAATTTATCATTTTATTTGGCCCCAATTAGGACCTGATTCATAGTCTACCTTGTTAGGCACTTCTAAGTCAACAGCAGATTCCATAATTTCTTTTATTTTTTCTGCATGTTCAAAACTCTTAACAGATATATCAAGTTCATCATGCACTTGTATATGCGGTATGATACCTTCTTTGTGTAATTCTATCATAGCTTTCTTTGTCATGTCAGCTGCTGATCCCTGTATAAGTTTGTTTAATGCTTTGTAAGTGTAAGCACGTTTGATCCCTGGTCCGTGTTCCAAGAGCGCTGCGTCATGTGGCAATGCTTTGTGTATACCAAACTGATTAGGTTCCCATAAATGAAACCGACAAAGTCTACCGAGTAATGTACGGATTCGACCAGAATCCTGTGCTCTGCTCATAACATTATCCATTAACATTTTAACAAATGGTACTTTGTTGTGATATTGTCTAAACAATCCTTCAGCCTTATCTTTACTAATACCAAGTTCCGCTTGTAATTTATTTTTACCCATACCATAGAACAAACCAAGATTTATCGTCTTGGCCTGTGATCTAGGTATCTCTGCCATATCAGCAACGATCGTATG